TAGCAACAAGAGAGCTGTGATATGGCCAAAGAGTTTACGTTAAATAATTTTCACCCGCAGGCGTTTCTGCTTTTTGCCGATGCGACGCGCCAGGTGGTTTTAAAAAAATCATCGATGAAATCTCGGCCGAATGAGCCTGGTATACACAAGGTTGTAGGAAATTATCGGCCCCACTCGGTTATGTCCAAGGTTTACAATGGTAACACCCCTACAGGCGAAAAGAAAAATCTTATAAAAGCAAACTTTTTTAATCTTGAAACTTATAAGATTAGCGCACTAATACCAGAACTAAGGTTTTATAAGACTGACGGGAAAAAGTTTATTCCTTTTTATTTTCCTATATCCGCTATATCCGATGAAGCGGCATCAGCGTCTGGAAATTCTAGAACAAAGGGTTCTGGAATAACTAGTTTTTCTGTTAAGTACGAAGGAACTGATCCATATACTGCTCCTAGATTTTTAACTGCGGACTTAAACTTGTATGTTGATAACATTGCAAACCTTTTTGATAACGTTGAGGGTTATGCGCCGTTAGCAGATCTTTTTACCATATCTATAGCAAAAAGCGCTCTAAAGCAAGAGATTAATGGTGCCACTGTGACAAGTGGAGATTTAATTAGACCAATAGAGGTAGCAGCAACACTCGGATATGTCATACCGGATTATAAGTCAGATATCTTTACACCAGATGAAATAAAAGAGATCAAATCTTCTAACATTTCATTGAGAATGAACGTTGTAACTCATAATATTGAAGTGGGACAGGACGGGACAGCTAATATTTCGGTTAGTTACACAGCTAGGATAGACAATACGGCGAGAGATAGAATATTTAGTTCTGTAGATAATCCGGTAGATGTACTAAAAAGAGCAGACATTAGACAGCTTTTCTTGCCAGAAGAAAAAGACATTAGCTCCACAGACAAATCCCGCACTCAGAAAGGTCCGGCCACAACAAGAAAGAGCCAAATAGACAAAGCTATAGAGCTGAGAAAAATTTTAGAAACTTTAGAGAGAGATAACAGAATATATTCTATTGAAACAACTGAAGAATCCTTAAGAACTTATACACAAATTGGGGTACCTCCGGCCCAAAAAACTAATAGAACACCGGCCGCCGAGCCACAAGAGGTGAACGCGAATAAGGCTCCAAAAACCCCGGAACCAAAAATATCTACGAAGAAAGCAAAGTCAGTTGATCAAATAATAGAAGACCTTGACTTATCTAAAAGAAGAGTGTATTATGTTACTTTCGGTGATTTGCTTGAGGCTTTTTTTGTAAAAACATTAGGCGGCCTTTTAGCGGCAGGAAATCTCTTAGATATGTCAGGAAGAATAGATCCAGATATAGCTGAGAAGGATGACGAATCAATTAAAGCTATAGCCAAGATACTTAATCGTAGCACAAGTGACATGATTTATCTAGCAGAGTTGGCCAAGAAAACTCCCAAAGAGAAAGAAAAAATAAAAGAAGTCATCCTATCAGCAACTAAGAAGCTTTCAAGCTTTAGGATTTTGTTAGCAGACATTGAATACAAATACTTTACGGAGTTTGAAGAAGAAGACGCAGTGAGAAGAGTTAATTTGGCTGACGTTCCGATTGCACTAGAAACGTATCAAGAGTTTATGTTTGATAAAGTTGTAAATTCATACAGAAATACGTATACAATACCTCAATTTTTGAATGATTGTGTAAATTCTCTATTACCAAGAGTATTCGGAGAAAACTGGTCTAATTCTGGTATTGCTGCTAAAGTTATAAGTGCACCCCCAAAGTTTACCTCTACTACACACACTGCTCCGCAATTAAAGAAGTCTTTACAGAGAGAGTTGATTTTAAATCCGGAAGATGTACCAGCAGCTCAAAAGACATTTCGGCCTGCAAGTATAGAAGATGAAGCAGATTACTTTGTTATATATCAGTCTCTAGACAGAGAGCTTGCTGCAGACAGAGCAGGGGACAGGAGAGAAGATTCTAGAGATGGTATTTACCATTTTCTACTAGGCAAAAATCGTGGCCTAATAAAATCAATATCATTTTCAAGGTTCGATGTGCCTTATGCACAAGAGCAATTAATGACTAATCAGGTAGGCCTTTATGATGAGTTGAAAATGCCGTACCAAGCGAGTGTGACTATGGTTGGTAACAACCTGTTTATTCCAGGAAGTCAGATATATATAAACCCAAGCAATATTGGCTTAGGTTCACCAACAGATACAAACTCTCCAGCATTTAAAATTGGCTTAGGTGGGTATTATACAGTATTGGGAGTCTCAACCACTTTTACCGGTGATAGTCTAGAGACCAGTTTAGAGTGTAGTTTTGGTTCGCGAGCTAAAAATGATACTTCGTTAACCCCTAGTGGAGATGTAAAGCAAAGACTTCTTGGTCAAATTAAGTCTTCTGGCCCATCTGGCGACTCAGAACCGCAAGAGATACCCGAGCTAAATACAAATTTGGTGGAGGTATCTCAGGATCACTATTATGCAGAGCTGAAAGGTTTAAAAGACGAAACAACAGGTCAGCCAATCTTAGATGACAAGATGTCGAAGCAAATTTCTAATGATTATATTTTAAGAAGAGAAATGAGCACTGTAACGATTCCGGGTGTAGCCCGCAAAGAATTTAACAGGACTACCGGTGCAGTACGCTATAGCTTAGACAGAGGAGAAACAATTGAGATTGATGATTCTCGACCAACCACCCAGTCTGTGTCTGTTGTGAGGACGCGCAGGAGGAGTCAGAATGGCTGAAACAATCAACTTTCGTGGTGGCACGACAGAAAATTTGCGAACCGAAATAGAAGAAAGAGAGAAATATAGAAACCAAGTAGATTTTAGTGGTATGATAGATACACTTTATGAAGATTTTTCATATGGCTTTGTCAACCAAAAGCATGAACCCGTGTACATAGTTGATGATCCAGAGGTTTTTCAAAATTTTCCGACGATAGCTAGTGATGTTAGATGCTTGGGCTTTGTTGCTGACGCATTTACTGCACTTAGGGACGATTATGTTGCTAGAATCAACAATACAGACAGGGATTATCCAAAGTATTTGTCCGGCATGATTCCGGTTATTGGTTACGAATCATTTGAGAGATCTTTTTCTGGGTACACCACTTATATTAGCACTAAGTTTTCATCTCTACTTAAGGATGACCTGACGATAAACGATTTTTCTTGCTATTTGGACGCACTTAAAAAACTTATGATTGAACAACTCCAGGACTTTCCCGTAACTAGAAGTGGGTTTGTGTTATCTAGGCATAACAGTCCTAGAAATTCCGGGTTAGTTATAGAGTTAGCAGATTTGGACTATAATAGTGACTTTGAGAAGGGAGAGATACTTCAAAGTAAAGATTTCGACTGCTTTTTGGATTATACAAAGTCTCACGGGTTTCTAGTTGACAAATATGCCCCTTGGCGTCTGTATGCGGACTTAAAACACCCCACAATAAAGGCATTTTTGAGAAGAAGCTCGCAAAATTTTCAAAATATTGTATTGACAGAAGGTCAAGTTCATGATATTATGGACTCAATATACAGAATTAGGTCGCATATGGATGATGTCTTCGATTTGCAGGATTTTGTATTAAAAGTCTATAATGATATAAAAAATGAGGTAGGATATTATATAATAAGAGAATACAGCCCTACAACGTCAGAAATCAGACAAGAAAATGTATTTCGACAAGAAGTAGAATTTCTGAATGCTGAACAATGGTTAGACCTTCTTTTATTTGTCAGAATGCTAGAGTTGGGCATCTATGATGAACAAGAGCACCAAAGAAAATTAAACGAAGTGCTACAAAATTATAGAATCTATGGCTTAAATCAAGCACTAGAGAAAATAGGCAGCATAATGTCTTCTTATATAAAAGAGAACTATGAAAAAAACAAACAAGATAATACAAACACTCGATATCGAAAAGAACTGCCTAGGTATTTATAGTCAAAACAACTTTTACTTTCAAGATGTACAAGAAGGGCTAAAAAATAGCAAACTGGCCTGGCGTCACTCTCCTCTGTTTGAAGATGATAAAGAATGGGAGTTCATATCTCTCTATTGCAAAGGTAGAAAGCTGTCAGATTTCTCTAGTGACCCGACTACCATAACTTCAGCCAATGAGTTACTGGAGGCACAAAAAACTGCAGCTTTAACAGCAAAGATAGACTTTTCAAGTCTTTGTTTTTATGATTTACTGCCAGATCACTTACTAAAAAGATGGTTCAGCGCCCGCGAGGATGCTATGCAGCGCATTGTTGAAAGTGTAGAGAAGCCGAAAGACTATGACATACTACATAAAATTCACGTTGTTGTTACAGAGATCTGTAAGAGAAATATAAAAGTTGGAAATGTTAAGGAAAAAATTATATACGATATGTTTTCTTCAGCTACTGGCCGTCTAGCTACTCTAAGGGGCTCGTATCCAATACTGAACATATCTAAAGAAGAAAGATCTGTCATAACACCAGAGAATGATTTATTTTTGGAGCTAGATTTAAACGGAGCAGAAATTAGAACATTGCTATCACTATCCGGTCAGCAGCAACCAAATTATGATATTCATGAATTTAATAGGGACAGGTGTTTTCCTGATCTCTCTAGAAAAGAAGTTAAATCTAAATTTTTTGCTTGGCTTTATAATCCAAACGCAGTAGACTATGAATTAGAGAAGATTTATAACAAAGATATTTATAAAGATTATTTTAAAAACAATAAAGTGTTAACACCATTTAATCGTGAGCTTGATGTTGATGAAAGAAAGGCGTTAAATTACTTGCTTCAATCTACAACTTCTGATATAGTGCTAGAGAACACGTACAATATCATGAGAACTTTGAGAGGTAGAAGAAGTAAGGTTGCCTTTACGATGCATGATTCAGTGGTACTTGATTTTGCCCGGGAAGATTATACTATGGTAAAGGACATAAAAGAGATTTTTGAAACAAATATGTTAGGAAATTTTGTTTCTACTGTTAGTATCGGCAAAAATTTTGGAAACTTAAAGGAAATATCGGTTTGAAAAATATTTTAGCCTTGGGCAACGCCGCATCAAAGATCGTCGATTCTTTAGTTGAGTATAAGAAATATAAAGTATACAAGGTAAACAATTCCGAAGAAAAGGATAAAAACACGTATAATATCCCAGAGTTAGAGTCGGCAGAAGATTATGAAAATCTAAACATATTGTCAAAAATAAAATTTTTACCTAAAATAAAAGAAGAAGTTACATTTTTTGTTTGTGGTGCCTCAAAGAGTAGTGCTTTATCTTTGAAGATACTCGAATCTCTCCACAAGAGGAATATAAAAATAAGAGTAGTTTATTTCCACCCAGAAACAGAATTTCTTTCTGAAGAGCAGGTACTTCAAGAACGCGTTATAAGAAACGTACTACAGGAATACACGAGATCAGGCTTGTTTCAGAACATAACACTGGTGTCGAATAAAACAATAGAGGGGCTATTAGGAGAAGTTAGCGTATTAGATTATTATAAGCAGATTAACAAAGCATTCTGTGATACTTTTCATATGATTGAGACCTTCAAGAACACAAAGCCTGTAATGTCCACGTTTTCAAGGCTTAGGGAATCTTGTAGGATCAAGACTATTGGCGCAAGTACAATAAATTGTGAAGATAGGTTATTTTCCCCTTTCAAACAAGAAGTAGAAATGATATACTATTATGGTATCAATGAAAACAAACTTCGCGAGCAAAGCGGACTGTTTAGAGAATTAACAAACAACATAAAGTCTAAAATAGACGACGAAAAAAAAGCATATTTTGGGATTTACCCAACACAATACGAACACGATTACATTTACGTAGAGTATTTTTCTCCAAAAATACAGTTGACAGAACAATAAAAATATAGTAGTATTATAAAAGTTGGTCGGGATATTTGCCGACCTGCTATAGCCGAAGTGCAAAAAAACAACCATTACCACAGGAGGTATTAAATATGGCACTTAATTTAGACGCAATGCAAGCAAAACTTGATAAGCTCAATGGAAAAGGAGACGGATCAGGTAATAGAAATCTCTTCTGGCGACCAGAAGAGGGAGAAAGTAATATTCGGATTGTCTCGACCCCAGATGGTGATCCGTTTAAGGAAAAGTTTTTCCATTATAATGTAGGGACATCAGGTTTTCTTTGCCCAAAGAGAAATTTTGGGGATGACTGTCCAGTATGTAATTTCGCAAATCAACTTTGGAACGAAGGAACAGAGGAAAGCAAGCGACAAGCAAAAGACTTGTTTGCAAAGCAGCGATTCTTTTCCCCGGTACTTGTTCGCGGTGAAGAACAGGAAGGTATTAAGGTTTGGGGCTACGGTAAGATGGCGTATGAAAAGCTTCTTACTATTGTTCTTGACCCAGATTATGGAGACATTACAGACCCGGAGAATGGCAATGACTTGAAGCTTATGTACGGTAAGTTGCCAGGTGCAAGTTTTCCCCGGACGGATATTCGCCCTCGACCTCGTAAGACAATCTTGTGTGATGATGCCGTTGGTGGAGATGAACGCTGCGCAGAGTTACTGGAAACTATTCCAGACTTTGATCAAATCTTTGAAAGAAAAACAACTGAGGAGGTTCAAAGCGTACTTGATCAGTTTCTTAGCGCAGACTCAGGGAAAACCGAAGTTGAAAAATACGGAGGATCAAGCTCAACAGAAACAAGTGCCGTTGAATCAGCTTTTAACGATCTTTTAAATTCATAGGATAAAGTATGCCTAAAGTAACAAAATTAAAAAAAGGTGCTCTTGATATTTCCGCTATCAGGGGCATTATTAATAAAAAAGCGGGTAGGGAAGTTGCTCACTCACTTCAAGATAACAACCCAACTGAAGTGACTGAGTGGATTCCAACCGGGTCAAGGTGGCTAGACTCAATTATCTGTAAGGGTAAATTAGCAGGGGTTCCAGTTGGTAAAATCTCAGAGATTGCTGGACTGGAAGCAACTGGAAAGTCATTTATGGCAGCACAGATTGCTGGCAACGCTCAAAAAATGGGAATCGATGTCGTGTACTTCGATTCAGAGTCAGCACTTGACCCAAGCTTTCTAGAACGAGCAGGCTGTGATCTTGAGCGTCTTATGTACGTTCAAGCGGAATCAGTCGAGTTTGTATTAGAAACAATTGAAGAGTTGTTAGGGACAGGGAACAAGTGGTTGTTTATTTGGGATTCCTTAGCCCTAACGCCTTCAATTTCAGATGTAGAGGGCGATTTTAACCCTCAATCATCAATGGCAGTAAAGCCAAGGATTTTGTCAAAGGGTATGGCTAAATTAACCATTCCTATTGCCGACGCCAACGCAACGCTACTGGTCCTTAATCAGTTGAAGACTAACATGGCCGCGAGGACTCCAGCAGAAGCAATGACAACTCCTTACTTTACTCCTGGTGGTAAAGCGATGTCTTATGCTTATTCACTTCGTGTCTGGCTAACGGCCAGAAAAGCAAAAGCATCTTTCATCACAGATGAGAATGGTTATCGTGTCGGCTCAGAAGTCAAAGTAAAGCTTGAAAAGTCTCGCTTTGGCACAGCTGGTCGAACCTGCAATTTTAAGATTCTTTGGGGCGACGAAGATATCGGTGTCCAAGATGAAGAAAGTTGGTTTGATGCTATTCAAGTATCTGAAAGACTCAAGCAGTCTGGAGCATGGTTTACTCTTGTTAAGAATGATGGCTCGGAAGAGAAGTTCCAACGCAAGATGTGGACAGAGAAACTCCAGAAGGAAGATTTCAGAGAAAGTGTCTTGACAATCATTGATGAAGATGTTATTATGAAGTTCAAGAATAGAGAAGGCAACGCACAGGACTTCTATGACACGGAGGAGACTCCGGAAGAGTCCTGAACCACAACTGCCCGGCTCTAAGCCGGGCTTTTTTTTGGAGAGTAAAATGAAGAGACTAATGATTGTTGATGCCTACAATCAATTTATACGTGGATATATTGTAGACCCTAGCAAAAACACTAATGGCCAACCTATCGGTGGTATGAGGACGTTCATTAACATCCTAAACAAAATCACCAGAGAAGTGAAACCTGATATGCTTGCTATTGTTTGGGATGGCAAGGGTGGATCAAGAAAGCGCCGCGCAATCAATAAAGATTACAAGGCGGGACGTAAGCCGCCTAGAACAAATTGGTCACAAGTAGGGCTTGATGAGCGAGATATCAAGGACAATAAAGTGTGGCAACAGATGCGAGTCATAGAATATTTAAACCAGACACCAGTGGTTCAATTTATGGAACCAGAAGTGGAAGCAGATGATGTAATCTCTTATATTAAGTCATCTTCTATATTTGCCGATTGGCAAAAGGTGATTGTATCAGCTGACAAAGACTTCATTCAATTGTTAGACGATAAAACACTTTTGTTCCGGCCAATCCAAAAAGAGGTATTAAACACAAACATGGTAATCGAAAAGTTTGGTATTCACCCTAGAAATTTTGCCCTTGCGAGAGCTATGGCAGGAGATCCAAGTGATAACCTGCCGGGGGTGCCACGAGTTGGTCTAGGTACCGTTGCGAAAAGGTTCTCTTTTCTAAAAGAGGATAAAGATTTTTTCATCGATGACCTGATGTCTGAATGTTCTAAAAAAGAGAACAAGCAAAAGGTTTTCAATTCAGTTTTAGAAAATCATAGCTTGATTCACGAGAACTATAATATTATGCAACTATCTTCACCTCAGATGTCACCTCAATGTAAAAGCAGAATTGATGAAACATTTGAAGAGTTTACTCCGCTTTACAACCAAACTGAATTGCGTAAACTTATGATTCATGACGGTGTATTGACAGTCAATCTGCAAGACCTAGAGCAAAAATTTAACGATATTATTACTTCCTTTTCTGTGTAAAATACGTTATACTATACTACATAAACAACTAGACAAAGAGCAAACATGGACCAACAAGTAAGTTTTTCAAAATTTGGAAAGTCTTTTCAAGAAGACTTGTGCCACTTAGTTTTAAATGACAGGCCATTTGCAGATCAAATGTTTGAAGTTCTGGATTTAAACTTTTTGGAATTAAAACACTTACGTGTTTTTGTTGGAAAAATTAGGGAGTATCGTAAAAAATATGGAGTCCACCCCACATCTAATATTATGCATTCAATCATACGAACAGGTTTGGATGGAGAAGCAGAATCAGTCAAAGTCAGAATCAGAGAGTACTATGCAAGAGTCTTGTCAAAAGGTCACATACCTCAGTCGTCTGAATACATTAAAGACACGGCTCTTGACTTTTGTAAGAAGCAAAAGTTAAAAGAAGCATTAATCAAGTCAGTTGATCTAATCAAATCGTCATCTTTCGACGAGGTATCGAAGATTATTGACGGCGCTCTAAAGCTGGGCTCTGATAACTCATTTGGTTATGAATATCTCGCAGACTTTGAGAAAAGATTTGAAAAGAAAGCGAGAGACCCTGTAACAACTGGCTGGAAAGGCATTGATGATATATCTAAAGGAGGATTAGGAAAAGGTGAGTTGGGTGTTGTGGTTGCTCCTACCGGGGCTGGTAAGTCTATGGTTCTGGTCCATCTTGGTGCTCAAGCACTTAAAGCTGGAAAAAATGTTTTACATTATACTCTGGAGCTTGCTGATACAGTCGTCGCTGGCCGCTATGACTCTGCTATTACTGGAGTGGAGCTTAAAAACCTAGCGGTTTTCAAAGAAAAGATTTATGACGAAATAAAAGATTTAACAGGAAAATTAATAGTAAAAGAATATCCCACCAGATCGGCAAGCATTCAAACAATAAAGAATCATATCGATAAGTTACGACGCAGAGACTTTGTTCCAGATATGATTATTGTTGACTACGGAGACCTAATAAAGCCAGAATCTTCTAGAAAGGATGAGAAAAGGCATCAATTAGAGACTATTTACGAAGAGCTAAGGGGATTGGCTCAAGAAAGTGAATGTCCGATTTGGACAGCATCTCAGACAAACCGATCGGGTCTGAATGCCGAAGTCATTACAATGGAGTCCATATCGGAAGCTTTCAATAAATGCTTTGTAGCAGATTTTATATTTACAGTCTCTAGAACCATAGAGGACAAGAATAACAACCAAGGTCGCATCTTTGTTGCTAAAAACAGAAATGGACCTGATGGTCTTGTATACCCTATTTTCATGGATACTAGTAATGTAAAGATAAAGGTATTGCCACAAACAAACGAGTCAGTAGGGGATATAATGGAAAAATCGTCAGCAGAACGACTAAGCAATTTGAAAAAGAAATATGCGGATTTTAGAAGCAATGAAAAAAAGAAAGGAGTAAACTAAAATGGAATTATCAAATCAAATCTTATCAGAAATCACAGTACACATGAAATACGCGCGTTATCTTGAAGATAAACAGCGAAGAGAAACTTGGGATGAGCTTGTTACTCGTAATATGAACATGCACCTTAAGAAGTTTCCGGAAATGGAACTGCAGATTAGAAAAGCTTATAAGATGGTTTTTGATAAAAAAGTTCTCCCTTCTATGCGCTCAATGCAGTTTGGCGGAAAGCCAATTGAGGTTGCGCCAAATCGTATTTTTAACTGTGCTTTTATGCCAGCTGACGACTGGAGGTGTTTTGGGGAAGCAATGTTTTTACTCCTTGGCGGTACTGGAGTAGGTTACAGCGTACAGAAGCATCACGTAGAGAAGCTACCAGAGATTACAAAGCCAAACCCAAAGAGAACACGACGCTTTCTTGTAAACGATTCAATTGAAGGTTGGGCCGATGCAGTAAAGGCTCTAGTCCGCTCATACTTTAATGGAGGCTCGCGTCTTCGTTTTGATTATTCAGATGTCCGCCCGAAAGGTGCTGCTCTCATTACTTCTGGAGGTAAAGCCCCAGGACCACAACCTCTTCGCGAGTGTTTGGTCAAGCTGGAAGGCATGCTGTCACAGAAGGATAATGGAGATAAACTAACGCCAATCGAAGTACACGATATGATCTGTCATATAGCTGACGCTGTGCTGGCAGGCGGTATCCGTAGGGCTGCTCTCATTTCTCTGTTCTCGGCAGATGATGAGGATATGATTGCTGCAAAGACCGGCAACTGGTGGGAGACTAACCCACAACGCGGCAGAGCTAATAATTCTGTAGTATTATTGCGTCATAAGATTAATAAAGAATATTTCATGAATCTTTGGGACAGAGTTAAGGCATCTGGTGCTGGAGAACCTGGGTTCTACTTCTCTAACGATAAGGATTGGGGTACTAATCCTTGTTGTGAGATTGGACTGAGACCATTTCAGTTTTGCAATCTTACAGAAGTGAACGTGTCGAACGTAGAGTCACAAGAGGATCTTAACGATAGAGTACGCGCAGCATCGTTTATTGGCACCTTGCAGGCCAGCTATACAGACTTTCACTACTTACGTGATGTATGGCGTAGGACTACCGAAAGAGACGCTCTCATCGGCGTATCTATGACTGGTATCGCTTCCGGTGCTGTATTGAAGCTGGACATGAAAGAAGCTGCAAATTGTGTAAAAGAAGAAAACGCTAGAGTTGCAGAGTTAATTGGCATTAAGCCAGCAGCCAGAACAACTTGTGTTAAGCCAGCAGGCACAACGTCACTGACCCTTGGCACCAGTTCGGGTATACATGCTTGGCATAACGATTTCTACATCAGAAGATTGCGAGTTGGTAAGAACGAGTCAATCTATTCTTATCTAGCAGAGAATCACCCAGAATTGGTAGAAGACGAATATTTTAGCCCTCATACCACCGCGGTTATTTCAATACCACAAAAGGCACCTGAAGGTTCAATCTTAAGAACAGAGTCTGCACTTCAGCTTTTGAAGAGGGTTAAAAATGTTACTGATGAATGGGTAAAGCCAGGCTTCCGCAAAGGTCAGAACACGCACAACATTTCTGCTACTATATCTATCAAAGATGCAGAGTGGGTAGATGTTGGAGAGTGGATGTGGGAAAACCGCAGTAGTTACAATGGCTTATCTGTTTTACCATATTCTGACCACACCTATAAGCAGGCTCCATTCGAAGATTGCTCCAAGGAGACATATGAAGCTCTCCTTGGCTCATTGACGTCCATAGACCTCACCCAGATTAATGAGGAAGAGGATAATACAGACCTTAAAGGTGAAGCTGCTTGTGCTGGTGGAGCCTGTGAGATTAAATTTGTATGAATCATAAAGAAATATTAGAGAAAGCTAGAAAACAAGCGTCAAAACCAGAAAATGTTGTAAAGATAGAGACTCTTCATCAAAACCTGGCACACATGACTGTGGCTCTAAAAGAAGTGGAGACAAGGTTGCTTAGGGTAGTTAATAAAACTAACAGACACAGGATAGAAAATAGTGAAATTTACTGTGTGCCTTTAGCTAGGTGTGTTGAGACAATAAAAGCGCAAATCTTAGAAACAAAAACATACTTGGAAAAACATGATAACATTGACTAAATTTGCTGCAAAGAAAATTAAGACGCTTCTTCTTGAAAAAGAAGAGACAGGCGTCAGAGCAGGTATACAAGGCGGAGGGTGTTCTGGTTTCACATACCAGCTAGGGTTTGACAACCAAAAGGAAAACGATAGAGTGATAGAAAGTCATGGCGTTACGTTATATGTCGACCCGAAAAGTTATCTTTATCTGATGGGTACTGAGATAGACTTTGTAGATGAGCTGAACCAATCTGGGTTTAAGTTTGTCAACCCAAATGCAAAAAGAACCTGCGGCTGTGGCGAAAGTTTTTCCGTTTAAAGCCCTTGACATTCCTGATATAATACAGTACTATATTAAAAGAACTTAAAAAATAAAGGAGTAAAAATGAGTTCCTACGACGATAAACTATTAACTACTGAAGAACATCTTTCCAATTTTGTAAAAGAATTTTCCGCTATTGAAGATGCTATGGAGCCATTTAAGGAACAGCGCAGAGATCTAAGAGAGTCTTATAATGAAAATGGTTGGCTCTCAAAAGAGGAAATGCGATTAGCTGTAAAGGCATATCGACTAGTTAAGTCTGATACCGATATGGAACAGTTAACTGAGTATTTCAACAAACTTAAAAGAACAGTGAGGTCTATTAATCATGTCTAAATATTTTGCACCGGTGTTAAAGCCTGTGAACCGACATCTTACAATTATTCCGCATCCGGACAAGCAAGAGACTTCAACCGGAGTTATTTTGCCTGATGACTTCAAGCAAGAAGAATCAAGGTACATCACAGCTACAGTGGTAGATATTGCTTCAGATTGCTCTACAGCGTTCAAGCAACTAAGAGGGTCTGGTAGTAAAAATAAAACTATTATTGTTGAAAGATCTATGATAGAAGAGATTGTTGTTAAAGAAAAATCATATTATACTATTTTAGAAAATTATGTGGTTGGCGTTATGCGAGGGATCAATGAAAGTTGACCTTTTTGGAGATAACATCGGATCAGTAGAATATATTGATCATATGGGTAGCGACCTTTCCGTTGTCAACGCCGCCCGCGTTAGCTTTGGCGTAGAGAAAGATAACCTTGATGATAAAGATATCAAGCTCATCAATTATTTGATGAAACATAATCACACAAGCCCCTTTGAGCATTGCACTTTAACCATGAGGTTTGTTGTTCCGCTATTTATTAGATCACAACACCATAGACATAGGACTTGGGCCTATAATGAAATCTCTCGAAGGTATACCGGAATTGATATGAGATTTTATTCACCAACTGAGTTCAGAACACAGCACAAGAGTAATAGACAAGCTAGTAATGACGAGTTTGTTGATCCGGTGCTTAACTCAAGTTATTTAGCAATCGGCTTTGAGAAAGCATCAGATGCGGTAAAAATGCATAATTCTCGCAGCTTAAGCCTATACGACGCCCTAATAGAGAAGGGAGTTTGCAGAGAGCAAGCTAGAGGCGTATTGCCACAAAATTTGTATACAGAATATTATGGCACAGTTAATTTACACAACCTGTTAAAATTTATCAGTCTACGCTCACATGAAGGAGCACAATGGGAGATACAGCAGGTTGCAAAAGCATGTCTTGATATTGCAGAAAAACACTTTCCAGTATCAACAAAGGCTTATATAGACAAGTATCACAAAGGGAACTAGAATGAGACTACTAACAACCGTCAGTGCGCTAATATTCTTATTTGCATGCACAGACGAGCTAATCATTGACAATCCAGACCCAGACTCTGGCATTTTGATATTACCAGACCAAAAAGTGAAGGACTTACAGTTAATAAACATTGACGATGCAGTGATTATAGATGTCTTACCGGCTATAGACCCTTGTGAAGATCCAGACGTAAGCGACTATGAGGAATATTGCCAATGTCGCCCACAGTGTTGTTCCTCTCAGGAGTGGTGGTGTCCTCCTCAGCCTGACAATACAATTCAATCAATGGAGGTAATTGTTGAAGTATGTAACTCTGAAGGTCAACAGTGTGAATTTGGAGTTGACCCCGAGTGCCCACCACCACAAATTCTACACCAAAGTGCTTGTCGTTTAGCTTTTGAGTGTCCCCCGGGCTCCTCACTTGATTTTCTGCAGTGGTTTGAGTGTCAACTCGCTGACGGTAGCATTGGACAACAACGTGTCTTGTGTGATAAGGGAAGGATTGTACATGGCCCGTGTGTTTTGTGTGAGCCTGAAGTTTGCGACAATGTGGATAATGATTGTGACGACAGAATAGATGAAGATCCAATCCCGTGTGAAGATGAGTGTGGTCCTGGGGTTGGATTATGTATTAATGGGGAAATTATTGATTGCGTAAACCGAGAGCCTGATGAAGAGATATGTAATTTTATAGATGATGACTGTGACGGCGAAGTAGACGAGGGCCAGCGAAACGCTTGTGATGACTGTGGTGAGCTGCCAAAGGATGATTGTGATGGCGTAGATAACGACTGCGATGGCGATGTCGATGAGGATTTAATAAGAGAGTGCGAGACTGATTGTGGTTTAGGTTTGGAGACTTGTCTTGACGGCCAGTGGGTTTCTTGTACTGCTCAGCAACCACAAGAGGAGCAGTGTGATGGCCTAGACAACGACTGTGACGGGATACCTGATGAGGGTATTAATTGTCTATGTACAGTAGATCAAGTTGGGGTCCTGTTCCCTTGTGCAGAGGATCCGTTACTGTGTGGCCTAGGTTTCAAGACTTGTGAGTGTCTCGATATTGACTGTACAGTTTTGCAAATGGGTGATTGCAAGGCCCTTTGTGCACATTTTCCAGATGCTGTCGATGCTGATGAATGCGAGCCTGCTCTTGGTCGGCCAATAGAAAATGAGATGTGTAATAACTTTGATGAAGATTGTGATGACCTGGTTGACGAAAATATGTCACAAGCTTGCTATACTGGTCCGAGAGAAACTTTAAACGTAGGTATTTGCTCACCTGGCGAACAAACTTGTCAAGAAGGACGCTGGGGCGCCCCCGATAGGGCAGGCGTTTGGGCCCAAGATTTGTGTGGAGGAGAGGTTTTGCCACAACGAGAGGTCTGCGACGGAGCAGACAACGATTGTGACGGACAGGTAGACTACGGAGAGGAATTGCGTCCAACTGATATTCTTTTTATAATTGATTCTAGTGGATCCATGGGCGGAGAAATTAGGGCAGTGACTAGTGCATTGAATCGCTTCGGGATGCACTTCTCGGCGGAAGAGGTATTGCATTGGGGCTTGATTGTCGGTCCAACAAGGACACTGGACCTCGATATTCACCCGACAGAACTTGAGGTGCTAACTCTTGTATCTAATATTTCGCCTTTTGATGTATTCTTTCAAAGGTTTATATCACTAAATCCCAATAGCTTTGTTGGTGGCTTGGAGATGTTGATGGATGCAGTTATGTTATCGATTAGGAACCTTGCACCGCTGCATGCCGATGTTGACAATAGAACATGGATAAGAGGGGTCACTTCAGTACCTTTATTAGAAAACTTTTTCGTCAACTGGAGACAGGGTACAGATAGGATAATTATACTTTTTACTGATGAAGACGAGCAATCATATATGCGTCCAGAATTTAGAGCTGAGCAAGTTATTAACGCTGTTGATGCTGCGCCAAATACAAAGTTATATACCTTCGCGTCTCCATTTTATGGTTGGGATGAAATAGCATTAGATTCTGGTGGTGGCACGTTTGTTTTATCAAACGATGCCTTGGTTACTTACAACAACCTAATGTCCATTATTGATGAGGCATGTTTACCTCGTCCGGATGAAAATATTCAAGGCTTTAACATGTCTTACGATTATCCCTATATGCTCGCAAATTTCTTAATAGAAGAATATTCCCAGGAGAATATGTGTTACTAAGTAATGTGGTGATAGGGCACTCACTAGAGTCTGCTCTTTTCGCCTATTATAACCAGTTTTATTTTATTCTCAGTGACAATTTCCAGCCGCTCTTTTTTGAAGAGTGTCTGGATTTTTCTCTTTTTGGTACCTCGAACAAAAGAGAGATATTGTCTCATACCAAAGATCTTCTAGGTTTTTTGTCTCTCAATTTAGAATATCCAGATCTCAAGCAAATAAGAATAAAAGAAAATAAGATAAAATTATTTAGTGACAATCTCTTGTTTGACTTTGAGTTTGATGTGTGTTATATTTGTAATACTTTAAATGTGTCTCATGAAAATGCCATTGTGATGGCCAAGCCTGAAACCTACAGAGTTATAGATGACTTTAAAGTGTCTAGAATGGGTAAGGAAGCGGTGAATGTACAATCACTGTATAGCGAAGATAAACTACTATCAGAAATACATTTTTACAATTCACTAAGGGTGGATGGTTCGAAGTATGTTACTGATATAATATCTGTATCTAACTTATCCAAACAAGATCTATATGACTTTGAATACTCAGATACAATTGCAACTTTTAAATTAAGAGATTGTCTAAAGAATATTGGGTATATTGGACTAAAAGAGAACTTTATATACAAAAGTGGTAAAACTAAGATAAAAAAAGTTTTGCTAGAGCACCTAAAAAGGTATGTTTTGCCAATAGATAATAATCAATATAGAGACTCTGAAATAGTAAAATTTATTAATCCACAAGCAAAAGATTTTATAAATGGATTCGCACCCTAAAGAAAACGCAGTAAATCCAGTTGGCATAATTCCATTAGCTGGCCGTGATGATATTCTAGGTTTACCACTGCCAGATTATATGCAGCCTGTTGGTGATGGTATCACTGCTTTAGAACGTTCGGTATATGAATGTGCTCACGTTGGCTGTAAAACGATATGGATTATTTGTAATGACGATACTTTGCCGGTGATAAAGAAGCGCTTAGGTGATTACGTTATGGATCCAATAATATACGACAGTTGGCACTTTAAAAGAATCCCAAATGCTTCAAAAGAATATATACCCATATTTTATACACCAGTTCTCCAGAAAGATAGAAATAGAAAAGATACACTAGGCTGGTCAATTTTACATGGTGCCTTGACAGCTTTTATAGTTTCAAAGAAAATTTCAAGGTGGGTGGTACCAACTAGTTACTTTGTTTCTTTTCCTTTTGGTATAAGTCACCCCAAGCAATTAAAAGAGGTTAGGGCTGATGTTCGCTCCGGTAAGAAAGTTTATGCTTCTTTTGAGGGTAAAACTGTTCGTGATGGCTTATACTTGCCGTTTAATTTTACCCCTGATGATTGGCTGCTCTTTAGAAGACAGATCAATGAAAACAATACAGGCGGGGACAAAAGTATACCCCTAGAAGAAAGGTGGTCAGCAAAGAACTTTACACTTGACAAAATATTTTATCATGATAAAATAGATATATATAAAAAAGTAGAAGTAGAGCAATATTACTCTTTAGATTCTTGGGAGGAGTTAAAAGAGTTTTATAGGTCAGACCTTACCATAAGGAAGATGACCAAAACAATGAATAAGCCATTTTTCTTAAGAAAGGATAAAATTTATGATGGTTGATGATTTTTATGATGACATTCCGTATCACACAAAAGAGGCAGCAGATATGCCTTATGTTTTTAGCGAACTTTCTGTAGATAAACAGATTTTTTTTCGTGACTTTTTTAATGAAATAGTGGATAATAGAAAACAGAAATTAACATTAATAGATGACTTGGAGCTAATCAAGTCTGAATTGGAGGCAGTAATTGCAATCGTCAAGAAATAATCCCACTATCCCCTTTGTAGGTTTACACGCACACTCTGTGGCAGGTTCACCATTTGATGCACTGGGTTACCCTGATGAACACATGGACTTTGCGTATGAAAATGGCATGGATGCTTTGGCATTGACTGATCACGGTAATGCCAATGGCCTTGCAGGTCAGGTGTTGCATGCTAAAAAGATGCAGAAGGAAGGAAAAAACTTTAAGCCGATCTTTGGAGTGGAGGCATACTTTATTCCGTCCGTTGCAAACTGGAAAGAAGATTACGAAAGAATCAAGTCTGAAGCCAAAAAAAAGTCAGAGTATGAAGCGGAACAGTCAGGCACAACTGTAGAAAACGAAGCTTCTAAGAAAAAGATGAAGTCTGTGCTCAACCGTCGCCGCCATCTTATCTTGCTTGCACAAAGCCAAGAAGGTCTGCAGAACATCTTTAAGATGATATCTACAAGCTACGTCGGCGACAACTTTTATCGTTATCCCCGAGTCGATTACGCTCTACTCAAGAAGTATAACAAGGGAGTAATTGCTGCTTCTGCCTGTTTGGGCGGCGTATATGCAGGTAACTACTGGGAGAACAGAGATGAAGGAGCTGACGCTATTCTAGATGCGATGAGAAAGACGACACAAAAGATGCAGTCTATCTTCGGTGACCGCTGGTATGGTGAGTTGCAGTGGAACAATGTGCCGGAACAACACGAGCTAAATCAATACATCATTCAGATGCATCATGAGTTTGGAATTGAGCTTATCTCAACTGCCGACTCGCACTATTACAATCCAGAGGTCTGGAAGGATAGAGAGTTATACAAGCGTCTTGGTTGGTTGGGCAAAGGACGGCCTGATTATCTGTCGGAAGAGTTGCCTGTTTCCGTAGAGGAGATTGGATACGAACTATATCCAAAGAATGGTGACCAGATGTGGGAGAGCTACAAGCATTACTCAAAGTTGTGTGGAGTAAAGTATGATGATGAGCTAGTAAAAGCGTCAATCGCTAGGACTCATGATATTGCTCACCGACGTATCGAGTCATTCCTTCCGGATAACACTGTACGCCTACCTGATTTTGTTGTACCAGAAGGTTCGAGCGCAGGCCAGACATTAGCTGCCCTATGTGTTGAGGGTCTCCGCTCTCTGGGACTAGAGAACAGCACAGAGTATGCAGAGCGTCTACGGTATGAGGTTGACATTATCGACGACAGAGGTTTCTCTAAATATTTCTTGACTATGAAGGCTATATCAGACATGGCTGTTGAGAAACAGTTAGTTGGTCCTGGTCGAGGTTCTGCAGCCGGCTCGTTGGTATCTTATGTATTAGGTATCACTCAGGTTGACCCAATCAAGTATGGCCTTCAGTTTGAAAGGTTTTTGACTAAGGGTGGCTCAGGCTATCCAGATATTGACTACGATGTTTCTGATCCGATGGTGCTCAAGGAACACCTGATTGACCAGTGGGGTGATGATACTGTGGTGCCTATTACCAACTGGAACACCCTCCAGTTACGCTCTTTGATTAAGGATATTTCAAAGTTTTACGGAATTGAATTCACAGAAGTCAATAATGTAACGAGCAAGATGGTGCATGAGGCTACGCCTTTGGCCAAGAAAGCTCACGGTATTACAGCTGGAGTCTATGCCCCAACTTTTGAAGAATTGATGATGTATTCGGAAACACTGCAAAAGTTCTTGCAAAAGTATCCACACATCAAAACACACGTTGAAGCGCTGTATGGCCAAACTCGGTCAGCTAGTCGACACGCTGGTGGCGTTGTGATCGGCGAGCGTTTAGACGAATGGATGCCACTGATCAACTCTGGTGGAGTCCGTCAGACGCCGTGGTCAGAAGGTCAGAACGTTCGCCATCTGGAGCCCATGGGCTTTATTAAGTTTGACATTCTTGGTTTGGCTTCTCTTAGGATGGTAGAAGGCGCCATAGACAGAATCCTTAGAAGACATCACGGAGTTAACTCTCCAACTTTCGACCAGATTAAATCTTTCTACGATGAGCATCTCCACCCAGACAAGATTGATTTGGATGATAGTGAAGTTTGGCAAAACATCTTCCACGAAGGCAAATGGGCAGGTATCTTTCAGTTTACAGAAGGTGGAGCCCAATCTTTTTGCAAGAATGCAAAGCCAGATAATATTACTGACTTGGCTGCTATCACATCTATTTATCGTCCCGGACCATTATCGGCCGGTGTTGATAAGATGTTCATCGGCGCAAAGCAAGAACCAGATGAGGTAGAATACCTTAATGATACTGTTCGCTCTGTAACAGAAGAGACTTATGGATTTCTTATCTTCCAAGAGCAGATTGCTATGTTGGCTCACAAACTAGGTAAGAACTTGACCCTAGACGAGGGCAACAAGCTTCGCAAGCTGTTAACCAAGAAGGGAACAGGGGCAGTAGCAGAAGAGAAAGACAAGATATTTCAGAAATTCAAGACCGGGTGTGTAGAGAAAGGTATGCTCGAAAGCGAAGCCAGAGAGCTTTGGCAGACCTTTGAATATTTCTCTGGATATGGATTTAATAAATCCCACGCAGTTTCCTATTGTATTCTATCTTATCAGTGTGCTTGGCTTCTTAACTATTATCCGGCTGAATGGCTCGCCGCCTTCTTGGACAAGGAGCCTGAAACCAGAAAGGAACGTGCCATTGCTACTGCAAAGTCTTTGGGCTATAAAGTTGAGCCACTTAATGTTAACACTTCCGGAACTGTCTGGGAGATTGACGAGACAGGTAACACTTTGATCCAGCCACTGACTTCAATCAAAGGCTTAGGCGACAAGGCGATTGAACAAATTATCAATCATCGCCCATTCAATACTATTGAGGAGTTTTTGTTTCACCCTGAGATTGTTTACTCAAAGCTTAATAAGAAATCCATTCATGCACTGACACTGGCACAGGCAATGAACGACCTTGTTGATGACAGGTTCTCAGGTCTTAGGCACTTCCACTCGGCAGTTGCAGTAGACAGACCAAGAAAACCAAAGAACCTTGAAGAGAATATAACCAAGTATGAACCAGAGGGAGACTTCTCAGAAGAAGAGAAGCTAGAGTATCTAGTTAGTCTGACAGGTGTCTTTCCTATTAGTTCTGTTGTCACGACCAGAGTAAGACAAAAGTTGGACGAGCTTTACATTCCGCCTATTTCAGAATTTGATCCAGACCTGGGAGTAACTTGGTTTATTCCGCGTGAGTGTAAACTTAAAAAGTCTAAAAACGGTAAAAACTTCTATGTAGTTAAGGTGATTGATGATAACAACGAGACAACAACCATTCGATGTTGGGGTGTTGATCCAGATAAAGATGTGGTTCATATTAACAGGCCGTATATGGCCAGGCTGAAATATGATCCAAACTGGGGATTCTCCACGTTTAGTGTTAGAAAAATGTTTAAGTTATTGGCATAAAGGAGAAAGAAAATGGCAAGATTAACTGGACTTTCAGCAAAGATTATGGTAAAACAATACAAGGATGCTTTCGCAAAGAAAGGGTATGCATTCTTTGAGAATGGAGATTATAATTTGAATATTGTTGGAGTTAGAAATGACTCTGGGGACGCAACAAAGTTTGATGATTTTCTAAATGTATTATACAAGATTGATGGAGAGTGGGTTTGCGACGTGTACCCGGCAACAACAGAGCCCGGCGAGAAGATATTGAAGTTGCCAATAAAGCAGGTTAGACACAAAGGTACAGCCATTCTTGTTCCTGATCAATACCGAAGTACATATAAGATTGGACCCCATGGTCCAAGACGCTACACCGCCCTTATCCAGCGCGGTGACAAGGTAAGGGTCTGGCGAGATAATAATAGAGACAATGTGCCAGATTACCATGGCCCAGAGGAAAAAGGCTGGTTTGGCATCAACATCCACAAACATAGTGGTCCTGGCGCAAGAGTCAATACAGGCGGCTCTTCAGCTGGATGCCAAGTGTTTAAGAACACGCCTGATTTTTATCAATTTATGGACACTTGCCAGGAAGCGGCAGATAAATGGGGTAATAGCTTTACCTATACCCTTGTAGAGGAACGAGACTTAACACCAGTTATAGAAGGAGTATGTTAATGATTTTTGATGAAGTAAATAAGGTTAGGGTTTTTAAAACCAACCCACAAGCAAAGTTGCCAGACAGGGCACACGGAACAGATGCGGGGATGGACTTCTTCTTTTGTCCCGACTCTAATACAGCAGCAGTTAGAGTAGAGCCAAATAGAAGTGTCTTGCTCGGTACAGGTATTAAAATGGAAGTACCAACAGGGTGCATGCTTCAGATTATGAATAAGTCAGGGGTTGCCAGCAAGAAACAGCTGGTTACAGGCGCCTGTGTCGTGGATGAAGGATACGACGGAGAAATTTTTGTAAACCTACAAAATATTGGGAAAGAAACACAATACATTTCACCGGGTCAAAAAATAGCACAAGGTGTTTTTGTTAGGATTGAGAAACCAATTCTTTGGGAAATCAAGGAAGACAGTGTTTATGGTGGCAAAACAGCTAGAGGTGCCGGTGCCCTAGGTTCTACTGGAGATTCATAATGGGGCTCGCAAGAAAGATTAGGAGAAAGCAGATGAATACTGCGCGCAAGCAATTCTTCAAAGATTTTAAAAAGAAGATGAACCAATTTAAACTTATGGTTGCCTGTAATGCCTGCGGCCGCAGACCTGAACAAGGCGAGAACATAGACGATTGGAAGATAAACAAAGAGAGTGAAAATATAGACTTGCTTTGTACCGATTGTTTTGAAAATGAAGAGGTATGGAACAATGAAGTTCAAACAAACTTATAGTTTTGATGATTTACTGCTGGTCCCGGCTAAGAGCGACATCGAAAGCAGAGATGAAGTATCATTATCATCAAAAATAGCAGATTGTGAGTTTAGTATTCCAATCATTGCTAGTCCGATGGACACAGTTACAGAGTCTGATATGATGTATGCGATGGCTAAACTAGGAGGATTGGGTGTTCTTCACAGGTACAACCCACCAGTTAAACAGGCAAGTATCTTTGCAGACACCAGGATGAGGCTCGAAGAGGAGAATCACAGCTACTCTTCTAAGTTATCTGTTGCTATTGGTTCAACTGACGACTTTGAAAAAAGAGCCAAATTGCTAGTAGAGAATGGTGTTAGGATTCTTTGCCTAGACGTGGCACACGGCCACCACTGCTTAACCGAAAGGGCTATTAAGACATTGAAGGATAGCCACGGAGAGCAGGTAATTATAATGGCTGGTAATATAGCAACCCCAGAAGCTTATCATGATTTATCTACGTGGGGCGCAGATGCTGTCAGGATTGGAATTGGAGGAGGGTCCATCTGCTCGACAAGGATTCAAACCGGTCACGGTATGCCTACCTTGCAGTCTGTGATGGACTGTGCTAGTATGGATGGTGCAGCCATTATAGCTGACGGTGGTATCAAAACTGCCGGCGACATAGTTAAGGCACTTGCAGCCGGAGCAGATTTTGTTATGCTTGGTTCTATGCTGGCAGGGACCGATGAGTCCCCAGGTGATGTTATTAGTTCAAACGAAGATATGAAATATAAAGTGTACCGAGGCATGGCTTCTGTGGAGGCGCAGGTTGACTGGAGAGGAAAGGCGCGCTCGCTAGAGGGGATATCAACCACTATTCCATATAAAGGAAGTGTTATTGATATAGTCAGAAATTTAGAAAGTAACATTAAGTCAGGTTTTTCTTATTCTGGTGCTAGAAGCATTACCGAGCTGCAAGCCAAAGCAAACTTTATTCAGCAAAGTTCAGCCGGCCAATTAGAGTCTAGTACACATATTTTAAAGAGATGATAGAAAAAAAGATAGTTTTTCTTGACACTGACGACCAGCATGCTAGAATGATTACAAGGCTTAGGTATGATAGGCTAACACAGGGTAACTTTTTCCGCGGCCTTATAGAGTTGTATGTTGAAAATGACATTGATATGGCTAGGATCGTCGAAAAGATAAAAGAGAATAAGACAACCATGGGCAAAAGAAAAAGAAAATATTCTTTAAAAGAAATACAACAAGGAGAAGAAATGAAGAAAGATTTTGGACTTTCGGAAGATGAGAAGAATTTTGTTTTTGATTTAATAGAAGAGGATTTTGAAGATTAATATGCCTAAAGAATGCTGCAAACAAGAGGACAATAGATGCTGGATAGATTATCCAGAAGATGATAACTGTATATACACAGCGATTGAAAAGCACGGTGCAATGACATTGCATGAAGTTTCAAAGAGGTTAGGGATATCTTTAGTAAGAGTTTCACAGATAGAAAAGCAGGCGTTAGCTAAACTTGCGAAGAGAATAAAAAAATGATTTTATAAAACACAAAGACTATTTATTATTGTATTTTACACCATCTTTATGTGAAAAGGAGATATTTTAAATGAGTAACAAGCAGCTGCTTAGTGAAAGCACAATAAGAAGATTTATGGCATTAGCAAAAGTTGACAGGCTCACTGACAACTTTATCAACGAAAAGGTCCACAAAGATGATATTGAAGAAGTCTATATGGAAGAAGACGACATGGACGAAGGCTTAGGTGAGGACGAAATGTCGGAAGGTTCCTATATGGACGAGGATGAAGAAGCTAACGAAGGCCACTGTATGGAAGAAGGCAACTGTATGGAAGAAGACGAAATGGTCATGGAAGATGAACTTTTCGAGCAAGAAGAAGATGACCCAATGGACGATGCAGAAGAAGACGAAGAAGGTATGGCCGATGAGCCAATCGGCGCAGAGCCTGGAGCCCAAATGGGAGAAGCGGATGTTAGTCTAACCGAAGAGGAGGCTCAACTTTTGGTTGATCTGGGTGAGAGATTGAAGATGGCCATGGAAGGTTCTGGTGATGAAGCAGAGGAGCCAGATGATATGATGCCAGACGATGAGGAAATGGAATTTGACATCGGCGCCGACGATGAAGAACCGGCCGACGAAGAAGAACCAGAAGAAGACGACATGCCAGAGGACGAAGAAGAGGAAGACGAAGAAGAGGAAGCTCTTCAAGAGGAACTAGTACAAGAAGTTCTTCGTAGAGTCACACAAAGAATTATCAGAGAAAAAATGAACAAAAAGTAAAATACAATTTAAGCTCATTTAAATTTTAAAAACCCCAAAGATTTCTTTGGGGTTTTTTTATGGACAAGCTAAAACAAATTTGATATAATACTTACTAACAGATGCTTGAAAATAATACGGAGGGCATTTGTTATGAATAGCATACTAACAGGTCACTATTGGAAGGTTTCAGAAAATGTATTTAACATACAAGTCACCTGTGAGTCTAGCGATGAAAAAGTGGTTTCTGATTTTTTTTCAAACTGGACAAATGCTGGAGAAGGAATTGATCACGAAAGGCATAAAAAAATATTAATCTTTACAAAAACTTTTACAAATGAAGCAGAATTTAATAAAATTATTAGAACTATAAATAAAAATACAATTATCTTGGAAGAGGCAGTATGACTGACAAAAAGAAAAAAAAGAATAAAAACAAAGAGTTGGACTCGAAGAGTCCAACGGTAACCACTGACGATAAGCAGGTTGTTATTATAAATAACATCCAACCACCGACCGACGATATTCCAGAACTTAGAACAATCAGCTTGTATGGCGATATCACGGAACGCAAAGGGGCTGAAGTTACAGCTGCTTTATTATACCTCGAAAGCACATCAGTAACTCAGGTCTTAAAAGACCCTACCGACCCTGAATCTGATATTCTTGCTGTTGCGCGACCTATCAGTATGTACGTATCAACTCACGGCGGTGTTGCTTCGGATATGTTCTCTATTCTTGACATTATGGAAATGGTTAAGAAGAACACTTGCGATATCCATACGTATGGTGTTGGTAAGGTTATGTCTGCTGGTGTGCCTATCCTTGCGGCTGGTACAAAGGGAAAGCGAAAGATAGGAAAAAACTGTCGAATCATGCTACACAATGTTATGGCCGGCACAGGCGGTACAATTTTCTCGATGGAAAACGAGTTAGAAGAAATTAAATGGGTGCAAGATAGTTATATAGATATGCTCGCCGGGTATACAAAAATGACTAAGACAAAGATTAAAAAGATGCTCAAAACCCAGCGGGATGTATATATCTCTGCCGAAGAAGCAATTGAGTTGGGCATTGCTGACGAAATCATCTAATTATATTAAGGAGATAAAGAATGAGCTGGCACAAAGAATTTCTATCTGAGAATCAAAACAAGAACGTACTATCCAATAAGAGTGGGCTCTTCAAGCTAATCGAAGAAGTTTACTCAGAAAAACTCACTAAGAAAGAGAAGAGTTTAATATCAGAGGACTTTATTCAGAACACCCTGTTCGAGATATTTTCTGGAATTGATTATAATAACTTAATCCGTAGACCAATAAACGAAAACAAAGACCTTGAAACTTTGCTTGCAGAACAAGAAGAGCTGACAGATGAAGAGATTCGACTTGGCTTGCCAAAATTAAGGATTTCAGAGGATTGGGGTAAGCCAGAATCAAATGATAGACAAATCATCCAAAGATTTTCAGCAGCGATTACAGGAGAAACTTTGCAAGAAAAACTTGCAACAGTTAATAATGTTGCAACTGGGCAAGTTCAGATGGCATCGTTAGGTCAGATTCTGGGAACTCTTGTTGTTCTTGAGTGTCTTTACACTATTTTGGCACAATTCACTGAGTCAGCAGGCGGCTTTATTTTCGAAGGCTTCTTGGCAGGTTTGTTCGGTAAGGATGCAGTTCAGATAACTGACGTAGGTGAAGATTCTGGGGATGCAACTGGTAAACCAATTACTGACGTTGAGCTCGGAGGCCGCGAGTATTCCTTGAAACTTTTAGGCCCAACAACAGCAGTCAAGGGCTCTTGGGTAAATATGGTAGAGCATTTTGCATCCGGCCGCGACCACGTTGTTTATTTGGATGCTAGACGTTCGGGTAAGGGAACAGCGGACAGTTTAGTCTTCGGCGAATTTGTAATAACGATGGAGAACTTTATCAAGATTTTCTATGAACCGTTTAGAGGGTTTAAACCTATTGAGGGTAAGTTCAAAAACAAAGAGCAGCTTGTATCTGCTATGGAGGAGTTTGGCGATCAGTTGTTCTTTGTGAAACTTGACTCCAAACCAGTGATTGATGGTAAGTCAGTACGCAAAGTCAATTTCAAGATGGCAGGTAAGAACGCCCCACTAGAGCGAGAGGCTCTTATGAATTTGATTCAGCGAGCAGAAGAGCTTCCATCTGGTATCTTTAGTAGGTACGAAGAAGACTACACCAAAGCCTCAGAAAAGGTTAGGAGGCTATGGGGGGACTACAATCAGTTTCAAGCCGTTGCAAAAGCGATAGAGACATTTTCAGCAAAGCCCGGCGAAGATACTAAAGCAGGGGTTATTGCAGCTCTTAAGAAAACCGCAGGATATAAAAAGCCAGAACAATTTGAGTTCACAGTTCTGCAAGCGGAATCTATTGCAAATTTTGAGCATATTGGTAAATTATTGTTGGGAGAAAAGCAGCTTAAAAAGACTTGGATGCTTTATTCCGGCATATTAAAGAAAACCATTACGCCTGTTTATCTGTCGATGGCCCGCTTCAACGAAAATGTATCTAATTATTTCATGGGTGCTGAAGGTAGCCAGAGAAAAGCTTTCGCTCTCGCTGCACAACAAGAGCTTGGCACCCTCAAGGAAGCAACAGATGAGGCCATCTCTGCGGTAGAGCAGTCAGAGAAAGATGAATACACGCCAGAAAAAGTAGCTGCCGAGTAAAAAACTGCTTGACATTTTCTCAAAATACATTATAATAGTAGTATCATAGTAAAGTGAGGTATAATGACTACTAAATTAGAACACGGCCAGACCCTACGCAACAAGGTCTTGGAGGGTGTAAACACCCTGGCTGATTATGTTGCAACCACTCTTGGCCCTAAAGGTCAGAACGTTCTCATCCACCAGAAAGACAAGAGACCATTCATTACAAAAGACGGCGTTACTGTTGCCCAGAATGTCAGTTTTGAAGAGCCGCACATGAATGCAGGAGCAGAAGTTGTGAAGCAAGTATCAGCAATGACAAACGTCGAAGCTGGTGATGGTACAACGACAAGCACAATTCTGGCGCGAGAAATACTACGTCAAGCCAATAAACACATTGAGGCGGGTGTTAGTCCCATTGAGATTAAACGCGGCCTAGACAAGTGTTGTGAGGTTGTATGTGAAGGCATCGCTGGCCTTTCAAAGCCCATCTCTTCTGTTGAAGATATTCGACATATTGCTACAATTTCCGCAAACAACGATAATGTTATCGGTGAATTGGTATCAACAGCTGTCGATAAGGTTGGTAAGAATGGCTCCATCTCTGTTGAAGATGCAAAATCACACGAGACAACACTTGAGCTTGTAGAGGGCTTCAAGTTTAGGTCTGGGTATGCAGCACGAGCATTTGTGACTGATGAACGCAGAGGTCTGATTAAGTATGAAAATCCAATGTTTCTTGTTACAGATAGTAAGATAGATCAGGTAAACGATATTCTTCCAGCTCTGGAGATTGCAGCAAGAGAAGGGCGCCCGTTTGTTATTGTTGCAGAAGACATCGAAGGACAAGCACTAGCAGCGTTGATTATGAACACGATTCGTGGCTCTATGAAAGTCGCAGCTGTTAAGGCTCCGAGTTATGGCGAAGACCGTAGAGGAATCATGAACGACTTGGCTACAGCCACAGGGGCAAAGTTCTTTCAACAGTCAATGGGTCACAAATTAACTGAAGTATCTTTAGTAGATTTTGGCAAAGCTTCTTCTGTAGAAATCAGTAAGGCACAGACTACTGTTGTTGATGGTGAGGGCGACTACGATGAAGTAGAGAATAGAATTGAGGAGATAAAGAATGAGATTAAAGATACTGAAGATCTACACGCAGCTCAGCGTCTTCAAGATAGAATTACTCGCCTTTCTTCTGGTGTCGCTATTATACGTGTCGGCGCAAGTTCTGAGGTAGAGATGATTGAAAAGAAACATCGAATTGAAGATGCTTTAGAAGCTGTAAACTCAGCTCAGCAAGAGGGAATTGTTCTGGGTGGAGGAATGACACTTCTTCGTATCTCCGACGCCTTAAACGTAGAATTTGATAATGAAGAACAGACTGCATCGCTTGGTATAATTAAGAAAGCTCTAGCTTCTCCGTTCAATACTATGGCTACAAATGCAGGCCACAACCCAGAAGTTCTACGCTTAACTATTGGACAGTGTGAAGACTTCGAAGGGTTCAACTTTTTAACAAACAAAAAAGAAGATCTATTTCAATCAGGAGTTATCGACCCAGCGAAGGTAACACGCTGTGCGGTAAAGAACGCGATATCAGTTGCTGGGACTCTTTTGTTAACTAATCATAGCATTGTCCACTAGCATCTACTACTTACTAGTAAATGGCTGGAGGGCTTACCAATGAGTGATGAAAGCAAAGTATGTATGCTTGAAATGCAAGTTAAACTAGATAAAGTTTGCAATGGTATCGAGGTTATGCAAGACAAGCAAGAAGAGATGTCGCAAGACATTGCAAAAATAAAAGAAGCAGTATATAACCCAGACCAAGGCTTATACGCCCGCCTGCGTGAGCTAGAATCTTGGAAACAAACTTCGTCAAGAATGATATGGACTTTGTTTACTACGGTCGTGGGTTTAATAGGTGCTTTTGTGCTAAAATCAATAGGAAAATAATATGCTCTTAAAATTAAGACAACTAGTGGTAGAAAACCTAGGTTACAAAAGAAACATTACAAGTAAAATTGTTTATATAAACAGCAACAATATTATATCAATTACAGATTACGCCGGAGCTTCAGACTTTTTACTGTCAGAAGGTTCACAGTTTTCTAACGACAGCTTCTCTTTGATTAGAGTGAGTAACGGAAATAAGACTGAAGATGTGATCACTTTCGGTGATGCAGATTCCATATACTCTATGACCAGGGGCGAGCAACTTCAACGAAGGCTTTTAAATGACTGACAACAGATATATAATCATTGGCCGGAGTACTTGTCCGTTTTGCTGTATGGCTGCCGATTTATGTAAAGCAGAAAAAATTCAGCACATAATGCTAGATTATGCAAAAGACGAAGATATCTTAGAAGATTATAAAACTTTCCATCAACAGAATACCGTACCAATTATTCTTGAGAACTGTCTAAAAACAGGTTACACTAAAAAGATAGGTGGATATTCTGATTTGGTGGCTCTATTATCGAGTAAATAAAGTGTCAAAAGAAAAAGACATATCAGTAGAAATTTCATCAGCTGCTATAAAAATCATGCATGATGCAGCCGAACCTTATTACTATAGGGTTGACTCCCTTATAGAGGATCATTACCAGGGTATACAAAATTTTAGTGAAAGTTCGTTAATGGCTATGATGGAATTAAGAATTAGTTTACAGATACTATTAACCTACCTTAAAGACTTGCTTGAGCAAGTGCATGAGCAGAATGTCAAAAGTCTTCATATCCCTCCGGAGGAGTTAAAGTCTATAGTTTCATTAGCCAAAGGGTTATCCGCAGCCAGCCTTATTCAGCTAGATAATACTAATCTAAGAGATCAATAGTGAAACTCTTAATAGGTATATTATTTTTTTTATGCGGCCAGGTCGCGGGCTGGTATCAACTTAATCTACAAAAAATGTATGACTGGTGGGCCGATAAAGCAATTTTATCAGCTATTTTAGTGGGTGTGCCAACAAGTATTTTATTTTGGTATGGATGGAAATATATATCAGAGGCGACAGGTTCAGTTTGGTCAGCAAGATTTATTGGCTCTTCTGCTGGTTTTGTTGTATTCCCAATATTGACTTGGTTTATGTTAGGTGAGTCTATGTTCACAGCAAAAACGCTTGTTTGCCTGGCTCTTTCTATACTGATTATCTTGATACAGATTTTTTATTAACACTAGAAAAACATAACTATTTATAGTAAAAAGGTGTTTCTTTATGCAATTTAATAAACAATGGAAAGAATTCTTACTAGAAGAGAGGTATCCAGAGCTTCTCGTCGAGGCAAGAGTTAAAGATGTTAAGGCCAAGTATCCAGCGCTTGAAAAATTAAACTGGATAAATTGGGGACGACGACAACTAGAGAATACCCTTGGTCCTAAAGGCGTATCAAAATATCTTATGTTCTTCGCCAGAGAATTATTTAATAATTTTGATGAAGAATTTGAAGAATACCTTGAATACGGTGAATCTTTGGAATATAACGAAAATGATGTTCTTAGGGTTGCAGAAGAGATTATGGATGTCATACAAGACTTCCAGCAGAATCAACAAAGGATGGAAGAGAAGGACATATACAAATACAACGTCGGCGAACTGCAATATAAGTTAGACAAGCTTGGCATATCAAAGCGCGCCAAACTAGCTGCTCTAAAAGATAAGGAGGCGGCCGAAGAAGGTTCTAAGATGGTTTACAACGATCATGGTATTATGGCGATACGTCCAGAAACAATGCAAGCTAGTTGTTACTACGGTCACAATCCAAGACTCACAACTTGGTGTATATCCACCAAGTCGGAGAGGAATTACTTTGACAAGTACACTAAAGAAGATGGTCTAGCATTTGTTATCGCTAGGTTTTTTGGCATACCAGAAGGTAATAGGGACCATATACTCGCTCTACAGTTTGACTATGATGGAGATATACAAATGTTTTGGGATGCACCAAACAAATCTCAAGACCCAGACGACCTTTTTAGTGTAATCAGTAACCACTTGGCAGGACTCAAAGAATATAAAGATCAGGACGAAGAGACTCGCGAAGAGTTGGTATCTCAGATATACGATGAGCTGCTAACCAATTCAAAGGAAGCTATCCAAGGTAACCCACCACCAGACCCCCTTGCAGCAGCAGAGAAAGCTTGTGAAGAAATACTACAAGAAGCGGAAAGAGACCTACAACATGTAGAGATTTTCCACGAGGTTATGGAAGATTATACTACTGCCGGTCAAGAGATATATGTAAATTACGGGGCTAGTGTTAACATTAATTTTGACATATCATCCGAAGCATTCACTAATGCGCCAAATGATATCACTGATATGTCAAGCGGCGAACAACAACAGCTAGAGCGTGAAATCGAAGCTCGACTACAAGATGTTGGGATATATAGTTTTGAAGAGATTCGTATCTACCAACCGCAAGGTGAACAGTTACAAATTGAAGGCATTGTTAGTGAAGGAGATGACTTTACAGTAGAAGGATTCAGAGAGTTTGTAAACTTCATAGCAGCGCAACTTGAAAACCAAGTCAACGATATAAAGCAAGTAATTAATGCGATTCTCACGGAAAAGGAATACTATGCTCCATCCGGCCAGCAAATAAAATTACCGGGAATAGAAGAGGATATACAAAGATATTTTAAACACAACCACTTGACAAAGCAAAGCTTTTATGATAGTATAGAAAAAGAAATTGTAACAGAAGAGAAGGGTCGAAGCAGGCAACGAGGTATTTATAAATTTTATTGCATGTTATCTTACGGTTTGACGATTGAAGAGAACAGATCACGCGGACTGGACGATATATTAGCAGACCTTCGTGCCTTGCCTAATGTTACAATTGTTACAGTTGTTATCAAAAACCAAAAAGTTTCTGAGGGTAGATATATTGCAGGTCTTTCTATTAAATTTATACCGTCAACTCCCGGACAACTTAATGCACCAGAAGATGTAAAGTTGAGAATTCTAAAAGATATTAAACGGTTAGGTAACGTTCAGTCTTTGTTCAAGGTGTCGGCAGGACTAGAAAGGTTGGAGTAGTGAAAACACCAGAAGATTTTCGTAGGGATGATGTTCGCAGTGTGTTTGCCCGTCGGCTGGGAGAAAACATTGTGACACTAAAACCAACTCTCTTTAGAGTGGAGGAAAATCTTCTCAGCGACAAAACAATAGTTGACATATGTTTTCAGAAAACAGAAGATAAGACAACTGTAGAGTATAAATTTAACGAAGTTTTAGGTTCTGGTTTTCTTGACGCGATATATAAAGTGTGCTATAATACTTTTATGAAAGATTACCCATCACTAAGAAATGTTAGTTTGGTTGATTTGGTTGTGAAGCCAATATTTTCTATGTCTTTATCCGAGGCACAAACTGACGCAAAAGCTGATGTCTATTTAAGACTAAGAACTAAACAACATGGAATATCAGAGTTCAGCTCAAGGTCGAGGTCGATTATATATTCTAGCCTAACTGCAATGCTCGATGCCTTTCAGTTTTACATGAATTGTGATAAAACATTTAAAATATTACAGTTGGTGCTAGATGATGCTCGTTCTAGAAATAGAGGAGATATTATGCAACAATGTCGAGCTGAGCTTTCTGTTCTTACACGCGTGAATACTTATGACTAAATGGAAAGACCCAAGACTAGTGTTAATTGCCCTTGCCGTTGCTGCGGCCGCAAATGTATATGTTAGATTTTTTAAATAAAATAATGCCTTTTGTAATCATTCTGTGGATCATCGCCTTAATTACTTTAGGAGTGGTTTCGCATTATGCACAAAAAGACATCGACAATCAGGGGACTCAAAGTAGGAGATCTGGTATACCATCTGCTGTATGGGAGAGAATGGGTGGGTGTGATTATAGACATCCTAGATGTATACACCGACAATGATAAAATGAATCACAGAACCGAAATGGCCATTGTGAAAATGCAACCAGGTACAAAATATGCAACTTTTTTTGAACACATGGTCTCTAGAAGCAATAAGTTAACTGACTCTATGGGGCTGGTGACTACAAATTGGCTCTTTCGCTTAGAAAAAGAAAAAGAAAGGAATTAAATTGCAAGGCTTTAAAGTTACAAAAGGCGACTTGATAACAACATCGGAACAATCAGGGATTGTAACAAAAACAACTCAGAATTATATTTATTATCTCATTGGGCAACACAACACGAAGATGAGAAGAGAGACACTTTGGTCAGCTTTTGATACTAGAGATGATGTTAAAATACACTATGGTAAACTAAAATATAGAAGACCTCAAAGAAAAATGCGTACATTAAATTTACATGGCACAAAACATACTGATGCTGATAACGAAATAAGAAAGTTCTTAAATTTTGTTGAACTTCCCTGTAAAATAATAACAGGAAACTCTGATAGGATGAAAAAGTTTGTAAAACAAATCGTGTTAGAGTACGATTGGAGCTTTCATGAGGAAAGCGCACACAATCCTGGAACACTGATTATTATGGAAGAATGAAAATATTAAGAAACACCTTGCTGACTATAGCCCTGTTATCTTGTGATGGTACCCAGGCGCTACATGATCCTGATCAGCCATCAGATGAGCTATACATTTGTCATAGCCCTCACACACCGGAGCATGGTAAATTATGCACAGATAAGTGCTATGAACCTGGCAATCCGCACACATTTTGCTGGCTAATAACTAGAGACAGCTGCAACTATGAACACCAACACGAATGGCAAAAAGAAAATTGTCACTTTTTCGATTGACATCACCTTGAAAATATAGTATTATTATATTACTAAAATTTCAGTGGAGATAAATGTTGAAAAAGTTAGAGAAGGTCATTTTCAACACGCTTGACAAATATAAGAGTAGTAGTATAAACTTATCATCAGAAGCTGCCCGTCTTGCTTTAGCATACGCTATAGCTAGTGAGATTAGAGATGAAATAGATAAAGAAAGAGAAAACAAATGAATTACGGTTATGCTTGCATCAACA